AACATTTGACGGCAATGCAGTTTTGCCAACGGCATTGAAAGTTAAATCAGCAGAGGTCGCACTTGTCTGTAATGCAGCGTTATAACTAAACACTTGAAACTCATACGTTCCAATATCAGTATTGAATATTTCAAAGTCAGGAGAAGATACTGTTGTAGAAACAAAGTTTCCGTTATTGAATCTATAGTTAACCTGATACTGCGTAACACCGACAATAGGTTGCCAACTAACAATAAGTTTAGATACTGCCTGATTATTTATTTCAACTATCTTTTCTTCAGCCTGTAAAGCGGAAGGAGGATCTTTAGGTAGATTTAGTACCGATACTGTTCTTGTCGGTAAGGTCGCACCATCTTCAATAAATGCGTACTTTTCATTTACATAAGATAAAGCTGTAATTGCATAATTTATTCCATCAGATTCTTCTACTGTTATTACTCTAAATTTTTGAGCTTGAACTGTATCATCTTGCAATAGC